TAGCTTCTGACGCAACATCTTTTCTCGGTTCTCAAACTGCCGGATTTTCTTCTTTCCGTCCTCAATCTCGGCTTGCAACTCCTCGCGGGTTTTCTCTCTCGGTTTCGTCATGGTTGGTCGCTCCTTTCTGCCTGTCGGCGTAGAAAAAGGACAGTCGATTTCTCGGCTGCCCTTTTGGGTGGGTATTAAGTTTTATTGTGTGCTGTTTTATCTTACCCTTATTGTTTTGACACTTTACTTAAACGGGATATTTCATCATCATTATTCAATAATCGTGTTGATAGCAGACTGTACCGCTTTATATCTCCCCTCATTTGAGTGTGCCGCTAAACAGGTAATTAAATATGCTTTTCCATCTTTTTCATACAGAACAACAATGTTATAGGAAGATGCCATTGTTCCTGTTTTCATTCCTTTAACATTTGCATTATAGTACGGTGAATTTTCATCTAAAAATTCATTTGTATTTTTCCATGTAAATTCACCTTGCGGAGTTTGAATTGAAAATTCGCTTTTTCCAATACATTCTTTAACAAAATCGTAGTTAAGGAGCTTCAACGCTACGCGGTTAATGTCATCTAAATGAGAGTCAGCTTGCATAGACGCGCCACTTGGGTCATTATATAAATTTGTTTTGGAATAGCCTGCTTCGATTAAATACTCACTAAGTTCTGTCATGAAATAATCTATATATTCCGTTGCTGTATAACCTTCGCCTAATTCGTTTTTAGCGATATGATATGCCAACGCATAGGCTGCGTCATTTCCGGAAGGAACAAGCATAGCCTCCATGATTTGTTTAACTGTGTATTCCCCAGCATACAGATTTGCTAAAGATGAACCCGCCGGAACAAGTTCTAATACCTCTTGATTTACTTCAACAATATCTTCCAAATCTACTTTTCCCAAAGCATAATCAATGGCAAATAGTTTTGCCAAACTTGCTACTGTGGGAAGTTGGCTATCGCCCTCGTAAAATAAATATTCCTCCTGTTCAATATCATAAACAGAAAATGAAAGAGCGTCCTGCGGAATGTTAAGCTCGTTCGTACTTAGTTGAAAATCAATTTTTTTATAGATGTCCTTTAAGAAATCAAAACGATAAATCCCTGTTTTGTGTAGCCCAATTACTGCAACAAATGCTATAAACAACACTGTTACAAAAGCTATTATCTTTTTACATTTTCTATGCTTCTTCATATTTTTTCTCCCACGAATTTATATCTGCCATTCTGTGCCTTTAAGAAAAGTATAGCACAAGAATATGAACAAATCCACATTATTTCAACAAGTTTGTAGTGCTGTTTTCTCTGGCATATCGCCGCGTTGCTTCCCGTCGTTCCTCGCTGTATGGGGCAGTCAGACGGAAAGAGAAACGCCCTTTCTCAATATCAAACTCCATGCAGCCCGTTTCCGGGTCTGTGTCCGTCTGCTGGCAATTCGCCGGATAACGGCGGCTGTATGCAAGCAGCCGCTTCTTTAAGGCGGTGTTGTGGGTGCGGATATGGATAAGGGGGTCTTTCTCGTCAAACCAAATATCGGTGGTCTTTTCCTGCTTCGTAAGCCCTGTTCTCATAAACTCTCCTTTCTGTGCCCCTGTTACGCAGTAGGGGCATTTTTCGGGTGTTTTTCCCGGCTCTTGACTTGGGGAAAATGAGGATTTTCAAATAGAAATCGCCCGGACAGGGAATGGTTCGTCAGGGCGGCTGTTATCGCAAGATTTCTGTTTTTTCCGGCTCTTGACCGTCAGACGCGGATAAACGCGTACTGTCGGCAAGCACCAGTTTGAGCAGCTTGTCGCGGAATGTTTCTGTGCTGCTGTGATTGAAAAATAACTCCGCAACAATGGTCTGCCCGTTCCTCTGGGTCGTGATGATATTGTCGGGGGTCTGTTCTGCCATAGGCGGCTCCTTTCTCCGGGTGCAAAAGAGGGATTTCCCGTAACTCGGAAAATCCCTCTTGGTTGACGGTTATTCTGTTTTACTGTGTGGGCTGTGCGGCGGCTGCCTGCGCCTTTTTCTTCGCCCGGTATTCCCGCGCCTTGATACGGTCATACTCCCGCTGCTTTTCAAGGTTTCGCGCCCGGTACTCCCTTGAATACTGCCGGTGGTATGCGCGCTTCTTCGATTTCCTCCCGCATTTGCCGGATTTCCTGCTCGGTCGGTTCCGCAAGCTGTGTCACTTCATTCTCAAACTTGCCGATATAATTGAAATATATGCTGATGTGCTGGATTGCGTATCTCGCCCTTTTCTGGTCGCGCTCATACACTTCAATCCTGCTGATAAACTCGTTGAGAATGGCGGGTGTAAGGTCGGTAAAGGCAGCATGGCGTTCCGTCAGCTTCAAAAACTTCTGCGCCCGTCCTCCCGCGTTCTCATAAGCGGACAGCTGCTCTTGGAGCGTGGCAAGCTCCGCTTTCAACACATAGTATTCTTCCGAATACTTCTGCGACATCTGCTCATAACGATCTTGCGGGATCGTGCCGAGGGCGTTGTCCTCGTAGAGCTTGTTCAGCACCTTGTCAATCTGTTCAAGGCGCGTCGTGATTTGCGGGATACGCTTCTGCTGCTTTTTGGTCTGGTCGGTCTGCTGCATGGCAAGGTTCTTTTTCACTAAGGCTTCAAACTCTGCCCGGTTGCTGATAGAATAGTCCTCGATTTTCTTCAGCACTTCCGCGACGGTCTGCATGAGCAAGTCCGCGTCCATGATGTGCGGGGAGCTGCACTTGGGATTTTTTGCTTTTCCCTTGTGGTACTCGCTGCAATAGGCAACGTGCCGCTTGCTGCCGTATCTGTAATCTATTCGGATGTGCATTTTTGCGCCGCAGTCCTTACAGAAAAGTAAGCCCGACAAAGGGTGGATTTCCCCGTCCCCGTTGGGGCGTCTGACGGGTGCGTTTTCCAAAATCCGCTGTACGGTTTCAAAATCGCTGCGGCTGATAATCGGCTCATGCACATTTTCTGTGATGTGCCACTGGCTCCGGTCTACATAGTGGTTATGTTTATCCCGGAAATGCTTTGTAGTCTTGAAGTTGACTACATCGCCGCAATACTCCTGCCGTGTGAGGATATTGGTCAAGGTGGCTTTGTTCCACTTGCAGCGGCTATCCTCGTTGAGCGTCTTGTTTTTACAGGTTCCCCGCCCCCGGTCTTTCATATAGAAAGTGGGGGTAGGGATTTGCTCGTTTTTCAGATGCACGGCGATTTGGTTGCGGTTCTTCCCACCGATAAACAGACGGAAAATCAAACGGACAACCTCGGCGGCTTCCTCGTCGATTATCCAAAAATCCTTGTTGTCCGGGTCTTTGACATAACCGTAAGGGGCTTCGGTGACAATCGGCTTTCCACTCATGCCTTTGGTCTTAATGCCCGTTTTCACTTTCTTGCTGATGTCCTTTGCGTACCACTCCGACATGATATTGATAAAGGGCGCAAACTCCAGCGTGTCGGGTTTCTCGCTGTCAATGCCGTTGTTGACCGCGATAAAGCGCACATTGTTCCGTCTGAATATCTCCATCGCGTTGCCGACTTGGAGATAGTCGCGCCCCCAGCGGGTAAGGTCTTTCATAATGCAGACACCGATTTTCCCGTTTTCTACATCGTCCATCATGCGGGAGTAGGCAGAACGGTCAAAAAACCTGCCGCTTTCGTCATCGTCGATGTAGTGCCGGATATTGGTTAGGTGCTGCCCTCTGGCATAGTTCTCCAAAAATATTTTTTGGTTCTGTATGCTGTTGCTCTCGCCGCCGTCCCTGTCCTCGTCGCCCACGGAAAGGCGGGAGTAAAGGGCTGTAATTTTGCTATAATCAGTCATGTGCATAACCTCCTGTGCGTCCATGTATGTGTCATTTACACTTAAAATTATGCACTCCAGCGGGCACTGCCGTACTCCTTTTGCGGCACCAGCCGATGACCGCTGTACTTTATGCAGAAATAAGCAAGACCCGCCAGCAGAATAGCACCAACACCGCACCCTACAGGAATCGGCGCAGGGGATAGTTGCAAGGGATGCAGTACAATTTTGCTAAGATTTACCGCAGCGGCCAGCCTTTGCGTGACCGTTCCGGCAGCTGATACATAGAGAAGTCCCACCCGGTTACCCAGCCAAAAGCAGCCCAGGCTTGCAGCAAGGCAGATCAGAATTTGCTTTGTGCGCTGTTCCTTCATAGCCGCTCACCACGCTCCTGCTCCGGCGGCGGACGGTGCTGGTTCAGTTCCTTCGTGCGCTGCATAGCCCGTTCGGACAACTCCTGCAGCAGACTGGTGGGCCGTTCCTTGCCGCGCGCAGCAATGCAGTTTTCAATAGCGGTCTGGATGCGGTCCACGTCCTGCCCCTTGAACCACAGGTTCAACTGCCCGGTGTCCTTGTCCTTGGTGATGGCAAAGTCCACCGAATATTCCTTGAGCTGCCGCCTGACATAGGGCAGCGTTTTGTCGTTCAGCTCCACCGAAGCGAGAGCTTGCGACTGTCGGTTCAGTGATTGAATTGATTGCTGCCCATACTGCCGCGTTTGCAGCATATTGGCAACCGCCTGCAATATCCCAAAGATGCCTTGCCCGGCAAGCTTGGCTGCGTTGATTTGCACCCGGATGGCCGTTTCTTCTACCATACGGTATCACCTTCGCTTTCTCTGCAATAATATTTCAGCCTCACCACGGCAGCGGAGCGCCGGTGCGTCGGGCGTATGCTTCGATTCTTTTTCCCAACCTGTATTGCTGCAAGCGGTTCGGCAGGCTGTATTCCAGTGTGCGGACTTTTACATGGTGCTTCATTGCACACTTGAAAAAGGCGTACAGGTACCGCTCCTTGCCGCTGATCTGCCGCATACGGCAGACATACACGCAGTTGACCTTGCCGTCTCTGATACTGCGTAGCATACTCTGATACCCGTCGCGCAGCGGGCTGTGCCCTTTATAATCGATGCTGCCGCCGACTACCGTGCAGCCGTCGTCACCGGCCTGCCTGCAGCAGGCATCATAGCTCGCGCGGGTCGCTGCGCAGTCACCGGGAATGCGCGCATACACCCATGCATGGGGCAATTTTTCTTGATTTGGCATTATCTCTCTACCTCCAGCTCTTGGTCATAAAAACTCAATTGCTCGCCTTCTAAGCGGAACCGCAGGTCCAGCTCGGCAAATGTGAAATTCCGATTGAAGCGTTCCGTCGCCTTATTCGGTGCAGCCTGCAATTCCAGCATCAGCTGCCACAAGTCAGGATGCGCCCGGTACAGATGGCGCAGCTCGGTCATGGGCGCATTGGGGCAGAACCAGCACCCGCCGCGGTGGCTGTACTCATACAGCGGCGACAGCAGCCCCTCCTGCCTGCACATGGCAAACGCATCCTGCTCTGTCACGCCGTACTTTGCCATAAGGGAAACCTGGTCAGGCTTTAGCCGCTCCAGTCTGATCGGTTCATCCGCGGCAATCCCTAAATAGGAAACTGTACCCGGCGGCAAACTCTCTTTATAGGCTTCCAGTGGCGGGACCTTGCAATCTCGCTGAATTACACAGCGCCCAGCCAGCGGAAAAGCGGCAAGCTTTCCCTGTGCGTTGCCGCGGCTCACCACATGGTAAAAGCAATCCAGATACGTCTTTTCAGCGTGTAAAACCCTTGTGGGGATGCCGCGCTTTTCAAAGTACGGAATTGCTGTCTCATAGATAAACCGCGCATGCTCGGGCAGCTCGCCGGAAATTTCCTTGCTGAACATGACCTCTGTGTATATGATTTCGTCCAGCGGTTCGCCATGCTGTAGGGCCAGCAGCGCTGTTGCATTGCTGTCTTTGCCGAAGCTCGAACAGATGATATGTTTCATGTCATTCACCAATAAAAATAGGGCGGCCCGCGAGAGTCGTCCATACCATGTACGTGTTTCATAGATTTTTAGTGCTCGCTCTCATCCGGTTTGGATTTGCGGCGCTTGTATGCAAAAATTCCGAAGCCGACGATAGACCCAAACACCGCCGCCGAAAGCAGCGCAAAGGGGAACCCATCGCTCGTTTGGGGAATGACCGGCATCGGCGCAGGCGTTGCCGTGGGCGTTCTTGCCGGTGCAGGAGAAGGCGCAGGCATGCTATTCGGCGTCGGCTGCGGCGTATTGCTCGGGGTATCCTCATGCGGTGTTTCCTCGGGGATGCGTGCATCCTTCATAACGACAGTCTGAAGCTCACCGGTGGGCAGTACAGTAAAGGTAATGCTTTCTGCAATCTGATAGCCGTTGGGTGCGGTGATCTCGGTCAGCGTGTACTCTCCGGCAGGCAGCTTTTCGATATAGTGGGGCTTGTCCTCGGAAACCCACTGTGCAACCGTGTTGCCGTCCTTATCCTTGATGACCAGCTCCGCGCCGGGCAGCTCTTTACCCGTGGCAATGTCGATCTTGGAGATTTGTACCCTCGTAATGTCATCTTTCATGATTACCGTAGCATCGTCCAGCAGCTCCCATTCCTCCCAGGGGATAAACCAGAGTTTCTTTTTATCTTTCAGATAGTAGACGTCTGCCTCGTCCAGTTCGTGGCCGTCAGCATCTGTTTTGCGCTCCAGTCGGAAAACAATATCGTCTGCAACGGCATACCCATCAGCAGGCCGCTTTTCTGTCAACGTGTATTCTTCGTCAAAATGCAGCCCCGTCACACGGTGCGGCGTATCGGTAGATACCCAGGTGTCAACGATGTTGTCCTTCGTATCCTTTATGACCAGTGTCGCACCGGGCAGCTCCTCGTCGTTGGTCAAATCGCGCTTGCTTACCCACATTTCAGTAGGCTTGTTGGCGCAGGTGCTGTCCAGCACCTGCAGAACCTCGTTGTCATAGGTGAAGGTAACTTCCATCTCTGCATCGTTGAGATAGTATCCCTGCGGGGCGCGCAGCTCGCGGATAAAGTAATTGCCGCTGTTGGTCGAGGCATCCAACCGGTCACTCTGGCCGTACCACTCGCCGCGGATGGGAACATCGCAGTTAAAATAGGTGTAGCCGTCCGCAACGGTCTCGGGGCTGGTGCAGATCAAATCACCGGCAGAGAACAGTTTGTTGCCGTCCACGTCGTAGATGTCATCGCGGGTGTACAGGTTGAACACAGCACCGGCCAGATATTTGCCGGTTTCCTGATTGATCTTGTACACACCCACGCGGGCATGCTCACGGTCATTGTAGAAACCAAGAGTCTGCTGCTCGCCCAATTCCGCAGAGGCTTCCGATGCGCGTACAACATCAAAATGCTGCTCATCATCTCCATTTTTGACGATGCTCTTTGCCATGACCACATCGTTCAGCTGGTTATTCCAGACAAAGGTCACGTCGTAGCTGTCTGTCGTGCCGATGTACCCATAGGGCGGCTTGGTTTCCTCCACATGGTAGCTGCCCAGCGGCAGGGTAATACTGACCTCGCCGAGCGTACCGTCGTGGATGACCGATAGAAAATCATAGGTTGCCTTGGTACGGGACGGCGCAAACACAGCTGTGTCTGCGCTGCCGTCACCGGTGGTAACAACCGCCACCACGTCGCCCTTGGCATACCAGAGCGTGCGGCTGCCGTTGGCATCCAGCTGGCGGTCCTGCGTGTAGATGTCCTCGGCAGCCGTAATGGTGTATTCCGCACCGGCCAGCGGGCGCAGCGCATAGGCAAAGTCGGAGTCGGCCTCGCCGGTCATCCAGGGGTCAATCAAATCGTTGGTTTCAATCTTTCCTGTCAAGGCATTGCCGATCTTACGGATGGTCAGCTTGCCCAGCGTTTCCTCATTCCAGTAGTCCTCGTCGATGACCAGCGTGTCCATGCCGTTTTCATTGTCATCGCCGGTGGCCTTATAGATGCGGTCCGTGGAAATATCGAAATCCACATAGTAGTTGCCGCTGTCGGCCCATTCGTTGTAGAAGCCGTCCGGGCCAACAGTCTCCACAATGCGGTATTTACCCAGCGGCAGCTTTTCAGGCAGGGTCAGGATGCCTTCCTCGTTGGTGTAGAAGGTATCCACGTTCTTGGTCAGATGCCCGTTTACCGTGTCCGTCATCGTGACCAGCTTGGGCTTCCCGTTTTCCAGCCGATAGTTGCCGTTGTCATCCAGCCAGTAGATCTGGAAGGCTGTGTTCGGCAGCAGGACCGGTTTGCCGGTTTCCGTATCGAGTTTCGTGATTTTTAAATACACTTCAATCTCCTCATCCAGTACCGTAAATTTCTGATAGGAATCCGATGCTTTCATCACACTGTCCTTCGGCGTGGCCATCGCGCCCCAAGGGTTGTTGTCCTGCTCGGGATCGATGCTGACCAGGAACGGCTCTGCCTGGAACAAATCATGCGGCGTCGTGGTCTCCACGACCAGATAGGTGCCGTAGGGCAGCCCTTGCACACGGATACAGCCGGAGTCATTGCTGAAGATTTCGGCCAACTGATACTCATTGGCACGCCCCGTAGGCTGCCAGCCATCGCCCTTGCCGTTCTTGTTGTCGCCCGCCGCGGTCAGCGTCCTGTTATAGGTGGCAATTTCATCGGCGTTGACCTCGTAGGTCTTGGCAATGGCCTGTGTCTCACCGGAGAAATCCCACTTGGGGTGCTCGTTGTCGTATTCCTTGTTGATGTAGGTATCCAGAATGCTTTGCAGAGTGTAGCTTCCGGTGCGGGTCTGGTCAAACTTCTCGACCTTGGACAAGTCGGACACAAGATAGAAGGTGAACCCAGCACCCTCCAGCTCCAGCCCGTTGGACTGACCGCTGGAGGAGACGACCTTGCTGATCTCCACATTGCCCTTGGCAACCTGATCCTGACTTTCGGTCAGGCCGTTATCCTTGTGGATATGGTAGTTGCCGTTGTAGGCGGCTGTGTCATTGGCAAAGGTGGTTTTCTCCACATACCAGCCCTCATCTGCATAGCTGGGCGTGATGTAGTAGTTGTGCTCGTCGCAGAGATACCCGGGCGCATAGGACAGGTAATAGGCATCGTAGGTCCAGGTGCCGTCCAGAGCCTTGCTCTTGGAGATGGTGCTGAATTGGTTCTTGTATACCCAATCTGTATACTGCCCGTTGCTGGCTGCCAGCGCGGCAACCTGCCCGGTAGCTGCCTTGGTGCGGCTGTCCACCGTAGGATAGGTGCCGGAAACAGTAAGAGCGCCCTCACGCAGCGGAATGACCGTGCCGGTGGAGCGCTCTACTACATAATATTTACCGAGGTACAGGTTTGCGAAGGTCAGCCAGCCATCCTCGATTTTGGCACTGGCTACCAGATTGTCCTTTTTCAGCACGGGCAGATAATCGCTGATCCACTGCCCGCTGTTGTCACGAATCGTAGTGTGCCAGAGGGGGTTGCCGTTGGAATCTACGATTTTGGAATAGTCCACGACGCCGGTTACACCATCAGGGTGGGTAATATCCTCAGCGGCGTACAGGTCGTATACTGAGCCGTCCAGCACGGCATTGCCGTGAGCAGAATCGCCAGTAATATAACGCTGTGCATCCAAATCAACCTTCGAGATGCTGATTTCGCCCAGCGTGCGGTCATTCTTCATAATGCCGTCCGCCGCCGTGGTGGTGTAGCCGTCCTCATTGGCAGCCTTGCCGCTGGCATCGGTAGTATAGCTCCGGGAGGCATCCATGGGAGAGTCATAGATAGTGACGGTGGTTTCTACGCCGCCGCTGGCCACCAGCTTTGTGCCGCCATTATCGTCAGTGGCAATGTCGGCGTTGTAGTCACCATTGCCCAGCCACAGGACGGAATTGCTGTTGTCAGCCGTAATTTCCACATAGTAGGCGCGCTTGCCCAGCGGCGTGCCCGCCGTGCCGGGATGGTCAACGTCTGTCCAGTCGCCGAAATACCCCGCGGGGGCCTTCGTCTCCACAAGGATGAACCTGCCCTCATTGCGCTGCGTGTAGTACAGCGTATGGCGCATCGTGTCGTTTGTGGCGTAGGCGGCGTTGTTGATGACGGCATAGGTGCCGTCACCCTGGCGCTGAACGCTGTAGGTGTTGTAGCCGCCCGTGGGCTGGTATTTGCCGGTCACAACGTCCCACTGGTAGATTTCATACCGGGCATCGCCTGCAATCTGGTTGCCGGTCTCACTGTCCGTCTTTTTGACATTGATCTGCAGTGACCACTCAGCATTGCGCATCTCGTAGGCATTGTTGGAGTTGGCCGGTACTGTAATGGTCTGGTGACTGCCGTTGCTGCCCCAGTAGGATTCAAAACCGTAGGGGATGGTGACTTCGTCATAACGGAACTGTAAAGATGCAAGCTGTGCCTGCGCGCTGGCAATAGCATTATTTACAGCGCTCTGTGCTTCGGCCTGAATGGTGGCAACCGCAGAATCTCGCTCGCTGTTGGCGGCTGCGTCTGCAGCTTCTTTCGTAGTATAGGGGCCGACGGTGCCACTGCGGCCATCTACGGTCTTGGATACAGTGTAATGCACAGACCAGCTGGCAGATGCTGCACCGCCGTTATTCTGGTAATTGTCGTCGTTGGTGTGGCCGCCTGTAGTGACGGTCTGCACACCGGCAGGTGAAATACTCCAGCTGCCGCCGTCAATCGTGCCGGATTTGGTAATCGGCTCAATTTCAATCGTGGCACCGTCCACCTTTTCCAGCGTTTTCAGCTGGATCTTATCTGTGGTGATACCATAGGTCAGATCCACGGTGCCGCTGGCGGACTGTGCAGGGACTTCCCAATTGGCATAATACTCCTGTACGACAGGCTTCGGCTCTTCCGTTTCTTCCTCACTGATTTCAGGGCCAATCAGGGCAACGGTCTGCCAGCCGCTGCGCGCAGGGGTATAAATGTAGGTGTAGTAGCCGCGGGGCTTTGCATAGGCAACAGCGCCGTCCAGCAGGGCCTGCGCGGATTCCAGATAGATTTTTGCAGCAGTGCTCTCGGGATAATTTTCAATCAGCCACAACTGGGTGTCATCGTAAATCGTGTAGCAGAAATCCAAAAGAGAGATGCTTTCAGCATCTTCTGCAGAAAAAGCGACGGGCGCATCGGGCAGCAATTCCATAGACAGCTGATCCAGACCGCCCCAGATGCGGTACTGGTTGCCGTAGTGGTCACCGGGAATGCACTGATCCGCACTGACCAGAGAAGTGTTCGTATAAGTGTACGGCGGACAGCCTTTGGGCTGGCCGTTGGCACCGTGGGTACAGCAGTAGGCTTCCTCGCCATTGAACCAGATCAGCCATGTGCCGTTGACCTTCTCGACCTTGGTGATTTTACCGCTGGTAACGGCAGGCGTGGGGCGCTCGGCGTAGGCGGCAACGTCTGTAGTTTCTGCGAACTGTGCGGCCATGGTGCGGCTGCGGTCAATTACAACGTGCAGTACTTTCGTCAGCGTACTGCCATCCGGGGCGGTGTAAACAAGCTGCGCGGAAAAATCGGCATCTGCCTGTACATACAGTCCCATGACCGCGGCGGACGTTTCGGAATACTCACTATGCACAAGGCTGCTGCGCGTAGTCTCATCGGCAGGAACACCGTAGAAGTCCAGCACCGTCACCTCGTTGGGAAGCACCACATCCAGATTGCTGCCGTCCGCAGGGTATTCTACCTGTGCCAGAATGGGCGCAACGGCATAGTCGGTACCCTCCAGCAACGGAGCCATCATCGTCAGGTCGTCGCCGTTCAGGGTGTCTGCACTCAGGTAACTGTCCGTGCTTTCTTCCAACTGGTCATTCGGCCAGGCGGAAATGCCGATTTTGGTTTCACCCGTGGCAACCGGCAAGCCCTGGCTGCCCATATAGGAACCAGTCGGTGCATCCGGTAAGTCTGTGTACAAAACAGCGCCGTCGAAGGTGTAGCCGGTGGATGTCTCCACCGGCGCATCCTCGTCGGCGCTTTGGGATGTTGCGGCAGCTTCGCTGCTTTTGGGCGTGCTTTCTTCACCCGGGTCCGGATCACTTGCCTCGGTCTGATGGTTGTCATCTGTGACGGCCTCTTTGTCCTGCTCCATGATGAGCGTGCCGTCTGCATCAGCCCTCGGAGCCTCCGCAAACGCCCATGCTGGGAACAGGGAGCAGCACATCATAGCCGCCATACACAAGGCCGCTACGCGCTGTTTGAGCTTAAATTTGTGATTCATTGAACATACTTCCTTCTGCTGTTAAATTTTATCTATATAAAAAAGTGTCTGCCGAAAAAACAGCAGACACTTGAGAGTTTGATTTACCTGTAACGCTCAACCGACCTTTCCCTGAAAGAACTCCAAAAATTCCGGCAGCTCCTGGTCCGGCAGTTCGTTCATGACCTGCATGGCCAGGTATTCTGCGCGGCTCACCTTGGGAGCAAATTTGCGGGAGTAGGTCTTGCCGGTTCTCACGTACCCAACATCGTGGATCAGGTCCTTTTCCGAAAGGCTTTTCAGGATGGTAAAGACCGAACGCGGCTTCCAGGTGCAGTTTTGGGTCGGGATCAAATCGGAAACGATCTGGCTGGCGATTGCAGGCTCCTTGGAATTCCAAAGGTAGGTCATGATCTGCATTTCGGATGTAGTCATCCGATACAGGGAGTTTTGCTTTTTCATATCTATTCTCCAATCACTGAAAGGTTACGGTCCAGTAGGTGTACTGGCCCTCGGCAGTGCTGCAGAACCAGCAGCCCACGCCCATGCTGGTGAAGCTGGGCTCCATAATATTGGCATAGTGGGCAGGGCTGCCCTGCCAGTAGGTGCAAACGCTGCTGGCCGAGCCAATCGGACCTGCGGCGCAGATCTCACTGCGGGTCGTCATGCCGCTGTGATCGAACGGCCCGCCCGCCACAAAGCTCTCACAGCGTGCATCGGCGGCAGCACTCAGGCCACTGTCCATCGTCAAAGGGGACAGACCAGCTGCTGCGCGCATAGCATTGATGTTTTCCTGCACAGCCCAGTAGGCACTGTCCGAGCTGTTGATGCTCCACCACTCCTCACTGCCCGCCGCCAGGTCAAAGGGGACAGCACCGTAGCTCATGCTGACCTGTGCAGGCTGACTCTCCGCGGCAGCGGGTTCCGTAGCGGGCGCTTCGGTAGGCGCTGCAGTAGGCTCCGGTATGGGAATTTCGGTCGGTGCCGGTGTGGCAGTCGGTTCTGGAGTCTGTGTAGACGTTGGTGCCGGGCTTTCCGTGGTAAGCGGCGCAGGTGTCTCAATGGCAGTCTCTTCAGTAGCAACGGTAAGTTCTACCAGCGTACTGCTTTCCGGCGTTTGCAAGGTGCTATCGGTCTGCTGTGCGCAGGCGCAGAGTAACACCGTAGCTAAAAGAATGGATAACAGACATTTTTTCATATTATAAATTTCTCCAATCAGTAGTATAAATCATACAGACTACCAGCAAACTCGAGCAGCTTTCTGCCCAGCCAGAACAGCACCTGCGGCGCGCCGTAAGGACTGAGCAAGAATGCCATAACGGCAGACACGGCAGCCTCCTGATAGCATTTGTCAAACAGTGCCAACAGAGCAGCCAGACCGCCCAGTGCCGCCAAAAACCTGCCGCAAACTCCGCAGATAGCAAACAGCACGATTGCAATCAGGCCCAGTGCAAGAAGTACCAGAATGACAGGCACGAGACTAATGCGGATACCCCAGGTAAGGAACAGATTTTTACGTTGAATGGGCATAATGGCCACCTCCTACCTCTATGATACATGGTCTGCGAAATAATGCAAGGCTGTCGATTTCAGCGTTCCAGTTCGTTTTCCTCTCTAGGCGTTCGCACAGAATCGTCCTCGTTTACGACCTCGGCCTCACCCTCCAAAACCGGGGCATCATTGCCCACATTCAGCAGGGCATCCAGCTCGGCCAGACGTGCACTCTTGTCGTTCAGCTCCTGTTCCTGCAGAAAGGGCTGTTGCAGTTCCTCTTTGGCGCTGTCCAGCTGGACGCGCAGCTGCTGTAGATTGTTGCGCAGACCGCTGACCTCCTGCGGCAGGGCAGCAACAACGTTTTGCAGGCGGACCATATTGCCGGAAGCGTCGCTGCCAAGCTCTGTGGTATGGGTGGCTTGACCGACCAGATGTGCCACAAACACCTTGGAAAGCGGCACATAGGCAACCGTGACTTCAAAGCCCGCATAGTGCCCCACCAAAACATGATGGTCGGCCCGCACGGCAGCACCCACCAGCCCGAGCAGTGCCTTACCGGCATCCTCGCGCTTGTCGTAGGACGTGCCGTCCAGCTCAATGCTGAAAACCAGCTTGCCGTCCTTGTCATAGCTCTGACTGTCCTTGGCGGTCTGCATATCCTTCTCAAACGCCTGAATCCGGCATTCGGTGCCGCGAATCTCCCGCGGAAAGGTGCCGGTTACGGCGTCCTCCAGTCGGTAATGCTGGCTGTTGTAGGCGGCCTTCAGCGTGCGAAGCCGCGCAACCTGAATATCAAGGTCCATCTTTTCTTTGATCATCGGGTTTCCGGCAGCCAGCGCCTTTACCTCAGCGTAGGAGAGCGCAGCCTCGTCTAAATCCTCACAGCTTCGGGCAGGGGATTTCGACGTCATGATTTGCGAAATAAACTTCTGTTTGTTTTCGACCAACTGATAGCTGTAGGCGTCAAATGTGGCTTCGGTTATATAAATAAAGATAGAAACCTCTTTGTTCATGTTACCCTGCCGCACCATGCGTCCGTTACGCTGGGCAATATCGGCTGGCCGCCATGGACAATCCAGGTGGTGGAGTGCGCACAGCCGCGTCTGTACGTTGGTGCCAGCGCCCATCTTCTGGGTGCTGCCCATCAGCACGCGAACCGCACCGCTTCGGACTTTGCCGAACAGCTCAGCCTTCTTAGCTTCCGTATCGGCATCATGGATGAACTGTACCTCATCCTTGGGGATGCCGCGCGCCACCAGTTTGTCCCGAATATCGTTGTACACATCAAAGCCGTCCGCGCGGGGCGTGCTCAAATCGCAGAAGATCATCTGCGTGGAGCGCTGCGCCTTTGTCTTTTCCCAAATGGTAAAGACCCGCTCCACGCAGGCATTCGCCTTGCTGTCGGGGTCATCAGGCAGAAGTGGGTTCATCAACCGTTGGTCCAGCGCCAGCTTTCGGCCATCGTTCGTGATGCGCAGCATGTTATCCTCATTCGGGGCAACCAGGCGGTTGCGCACTGCTTCGGCCCGCTCACCCAGCGCCGCCACCATCTGGCGCTGCAGCTCACTGGGCGGCAGCTTTACAATCGTGGGCTTGCCGCCTGTGATTTCCGGGACCGACAGCTTCAGCATATCGGCGGTCTGAATGTCGGCACACTGCTTGAACATATTCATAAGCTCGGGCAGATTGTAAAACTTTGCAAACCGCGTTTTAGAACGGTAGCCGTTTCCCTCGGGGGCCAGCTCAATCGCAGTAACGCTCTCGCCAAACGTAGAGGCCCACGCATCAAAGTTCAGCAACCCCTCCTGCTCCAAAAGCCCATATTGCAGATACCGCATCATGATGTACATTTCAGTCATCGAATTGGAAATCGGTGTGCCGGTAGCAAAGACAATGCCGTGCCCGCCGGTCAGCTCGTCCATGTACATGCACTTCATGTACATGTCGCTGGCCTTTTGGCTTTCGGTCTGTAAGATACCGGCCACGCGGGTCATCTTAGTGGTGATCATCGCATTCTTGAAATAGTGCGCCTCGTCCACCATCAGGCTGTCCACGCCCAGCTCCTCAAAGGTGATGACGTCATCCTTGCGGCTCTGGTCGTTGAGCTTGTCCAGCTTCCGTTGCAGCTGCTTTTTCATGCGCTCCATCTGCTTGATGGTAAAATTCTCGGCGCGCTGGGCCTTCAGCGCAGCGGTCTGTGCCACTACATCGTCGATTTGCTTTTGCAGGTACATTTTCTGCCGCTCATCGGAAAGCGGTATCTTTTCAAACTGACTGTGCCCGATCACGATAATGTCAAAATTGCCGGTAGCAATGCGGGCACAGAACTTTTTGCGATTGGCTTTTTCAAAATCTGTTTTGCGCGCCACCAGAATTTCCGCGTTGGGGTAGAGCAGCAACGCCTCGGACGCCATCTGCTCTGTCAAATGGTTGGGCACTACGATCAGCGTTTTATTGCAAAGACCCAGGCGTTTCTTCTCCATAGCGCTGGCGACCATCTCGAACGTCTTCCCGGCCCCTACCTCATGTGCCAGCAGTACGTTGTTGCCGTACAGCACATGGGCAATGGCGTTGCGCTGGTGTGGCCGCAGCGTGATTTCCGGGTTCATACCGGGGAAGCGCAGATTGCTGCCGTCATATTCCCGCGGGCGGATGCAATTGAATTTGCTGTTGTACAGGCTTACCAGCGCCTGCCGCCGCTGCGGCTCCTTGAAAATCCATTCCTCAAACTTGTCCTTGATCAAACACTGCTTGGCGTAGGCAGCCTCGGTGGCGGCGTGGTTCAACACGCTTTTTTTGTTTCCCTCTGCGTCGGTAACTGTATCAAACACCTGCACAGGCCGCAGGTTCAGCGCAGCCTCGGTGATTTCATAGGCATTCTTGCGGTTCGTGCCGTAGGTGACGGTTGCCTTGATGCTGCCGTTGCCGTAGCGCTTGTTCGTGATATTCCACTCACCGGTGAACGACGCAAACAGCACCTTCACGGAAAGGCGCGTGGACAACGGCGGGTCCAAAAGCTCCATGAGAAAATCCTGAATGTATTCAGGTGGTATCCAGGTAGCACCCAGACGCACCGCAATCTCACTGGCGTCGAGGTCCTTCGGCTGTACCTGCTCCAGCGCCTTTACATTGACCTGATAGTCAGGGTCGGACGTGGCGGCCAGCCGGGCAACAGCAAGCTTTTGCCGCACATTGCCGGAAAGGTACTCATCTGCCGGCAGATAGACCGGTTCGTCCTGCTCCGGGTCACGGAAGATGACGCCGGTCAAATCGTGGATGATTTCCTCCTGCGCTTTTCCCGTGACCTGTGCCATGTAGGCAAGGTCCACACGGGCCTTCTCGGTCAGGCTCAGCACCAGCGCTTCATCGGCGGTGTCCACATGGTCCACCACCTGGGCCGGGCGGATGGTCCGCTTCGTGAACATATCCGTCTTGCCTTTGTAATGTCCTTCGCTGTCGATGTCCTCCAGCGAGCAGAGCAGGAAATATCCTGAATCCTCACGGAACGCCGAAGCCGTGCCGCGGCTGTTGATTAGCCCATACGTATCGTGGTAGGAATCATACTGGGCGGTCAGCTGCGCTTGCAAAGCCGCAACCGTTTCATCGGGCAGATTGTCCAGCTGTGCCCGAATCAGCTCCCGGCAGGTATCCCGCAGAGGAACCAGCGCCTTGATGCGGGCTAACGCGGAGGTGCTGGCCTTCACAGCACGCATTTTGGAATTTTCGCGGTAATAAACTGTGTCGGCTTTAACAACATAGCTGAAATTTCGCGTGCCGGGGTCAGCGTCGAGCGTGTCGCTTTCCTCCTGCGCGTCCTCCCGGTTATCTGCCAGCGTGTACTCGGCCTGTAAATTGGCAAGGGCCGCGTCAAGCTGAACTTCCAGTGATGTTCCATTTTCCAGCGGTGCGCAGGTGGGGCGCTGCCCGTAGGGGCCGCTGACCAACTGCATCTCGCCGCAGATCATCTCGGAATGGTCGATGAAATACCGGTTCAGCGGAATGCCATCGGCAGTTTCGCCCACATGAATCCACGGCGCGTCCTGCTCCAAGACCCGCCCGCGCTTTTGCAGAAACAGAATGTCCGAGGTGACGGTTGTACCTGCCTGCGCGGTAAAGGTATTGTTGGGCAGCCGCACCGCGCCGATCAAATCACAGCGGGCAGCCAGATACCGGCGCACGCTTTCGGACTTTTTATCCATCGTGCCGGAGGTCGTTATAAACGCCATAATGCCGCCAACGCGGAGCTTATCTACGGTTTTGGCAAGAAAGTAATCGTGGATTTGAAAGTGCAACTTGTCATATTGACGGTCCGTAACCTGATACTGCCCAAATGGCACATTGCCGATAGCCAAATCAAAGAAGCTGTTCGGCAGGTCGACCTTTTCGTAGCCGCAGATTTGAATTTTTGCTTTCTGGTATAACTGCTGCGCGATGCGGCCTGATACACTGTCCAGCTCGACGCCGTAGAGCTTTGCATTGTTTGTATCAAAGCTGCCACTGCGGTGTCCAAAGAATGCACCAACGCCCATGCTTGGCTCCAGCACATTGCCGCCCACGCAGCCCATGCGGGTCAGCGCGCGGTACATGGCATGGATGACGGCAGGCGGGGTATAAAACGCCGTCAGCGTAGATTCCTGTGCGGCGGCATATTCCTCTGGCGTCAGCAAATCCTTTAGCTGCTCATATTCGCTGTGCCAGCTGTCCTTGTTGGGGTCAAAGGCGTCGGCCAGACCGCCCCAGCCGAGATACCCGGCCAGTACATCCTGCTCGGCCTCTGTGGCCGGTGTGCCGCGCTGCTCGATTTGCTTTAGTGTCCGAATTGCATTTAGGTTCGCAGCAAACTTGGCCTTTGCCCCTGAGGGAACCTCCGGCTCATAGGGGGCAAGGTAGTTGGTGGGGGCTTGCGCGGAGGACTCGTCGGCAGGAAGGGCGTTTTCCTGCGGCTCGTGTTCTTCCACCTCGTCGAGGTCTATTTCCATGAGGCTGTCAAAATCAAGATTGGAGAGAACCGCCTGGTTCAGATCATCGAGCGAGCCATACCGTTCCTGCGCGTAGAGAGTATCGTCCACCAGCTTGGTGACAGTGCAGTGCTCCAAATCAGCATACACCTGAATGACGTGCTTCTCATCCTCAGTGGTGGTATAGCCCAAATCGATTTGTGTCAGGTCGGAAAAGTCCGGCTCGGTGATCTCAAATTCGTCCTTGAGATAATCCTCAATATATGAGAGCGCCTGTTCCGTCTGCGTTTGCACAAGGGCAGTTCGCTGCTGCTCGGAAAGCATCATACCGCAGTTGCGCGGGTTGGCGTCCAGCTGCCGCTGAAACTCCTCCCGGCTGATGGCGCGTCCAACCAGGGGAAATTCCTCGTCCCGCAGATGCACGTCAAACTGCCCGATGCGCTCCACGGTGAATCGGTGGTCATCCTCCAAGTAGACAACGCTGCCCTCGGCGCAAATGGGCCTGCTTTCCGGTATGGTACTGGGCTCATCGCGCACCGCACTGGCGGGTTCTCGCTGCTCGGCAGCCCATGCGGGATACTGCTCCAACTCCTGCGACGTCAAAAAGCGCTGCATCTCGATCAAATAAGCAATGCGCTTGGCTGCAGCCCGCCATAGCAGCCTGCGCTCAAAGCGTCCTTCCTCATTTGTCAAGATGAGCTTCAATCCGGCAGGGCCATGGTCCACCCAGCCGTGCGCACCGCTTTGGTAGTCCCATGACCGGCCACCACTGCCGTATTCCTTCTTCAAAAAAGTGGCGTGGTCGCCCTGCGTGGTTGTGAACTGCTGATAAATGCGGAATTTGCTGTTCTCAAAATTGCTGCCCACTGCCAGAGCCAGGTTGATTTCCTCGTCTGTGATAACGCTGCCGTCATCCATCTGCGGGGCATTGTACTCTGCAACGGGCAGGGCAGAGCGAATGACGTTTTCCTGCTTTTCCGGGGTGAGAAAATCATCCTTTTCCAACCTGTTATTTTCCGCGCTCGTCGGCGAACCGTCAGGCAGTTCAAAGGAAAGCTGTTCCTCTACCTGCGGCAGTTTCTTCGGGTCGATGGCTGCAATCAGCTCATGCTGTTCAATTAAGTCGTTCAGCGCATTGGCCACGGCACGCCACGACAGCAACGTTTCCGCGCTACGGGTCAGATACGCGCCCTGCCAGACAAGCAGGCCATTGTCCTGCCGGTGAAAGCCCACGCGGGTATCATCGGCCAGCAAAAGCTCTGTATAAATATCCTTGTAGCTTTCCCGCACAAAGCGCAGCCGGTCAATGAGCAGGGGATTGTTATTATAAAAGGTAAGATATTCGGCGTTGGATGCTCGGGAAGAAGTCTCCATAGCCAGCAGCTGCGGCAGGAGCGTGGGCGAAAATTCAGGCAAAGCAAAAGCGGAGGGCGATTGCTCGCTCTCCGCCTGTGCGGGGGATTCTGTCAGATTTCGTACAGCATCGGAAGGACTGCTTCCTCCGCCTGCTTCTTCAGGCTGTTGGTCAGCTGTGCCCAGCCCAGCGGGTTCGTCCTGCGGTCCGGCATCGGGGTGGTCTGCATCAGCTCGCGCAGGGTCTTGTCCGCCATCTGCTGTGCTGTCCGTCCGATTTGATTGCAGCTCGTCAGCAGCGTGCCCTCCACCATCAGTTGGTCGCAGAGCGTCGGCTCGTTCTGTTCCAGATATTCCAGACGCAGCCTCGCGTAGCGGTTCAGGTAAGGGTTCGGCTGGTTCGGCAGGGAAAGGCTCGGAATCAGGTAGCCTTCGCGGTTCTTCGTGTACGTCATGAGTAACGGCCTCCTCTCGGCTGTTCAGTTGTGTTGGTGTGCTTTCATTATGAACTGGTTCGTGCGGTATTGCAATGCTGTCACGGTTTAGCCGCAGCGCCTCGCGCCCAATGGCGTTCAGCATCGGTTCTGCGGCGGCCTGTACATAGCCACCCAAGCAGAGTGAAATCTGATAGGTGTCGAACTGGCTGACGCTTTGAAATGCCGGGAAATCCTCGTCCCGCACCGGCAGCCCCAACCGCAACTGCGCCATATAGACAGCGCTTTGTGTGACTAGTTCCTGCAGAAGCGACATTTGCTCGTCAGGCTGCGCCCACTGCAGGGTACTGTCCGCCACATTGCGTTCCAGCATACGGTGGGCACGATCTGCATCGTTGGAGACGCCATCCTGTGCCAGCGCTGTCAGCCAGTCATCGGGTTTGCCTTGCAGAAGCAGCGGGCGCGTAGTGTCCGTGACCTCCCACGGCCCGCCGGTGTGCGTCTGGCTCAATAGTGTGGTATCATCGATGGCAAAGACCGGCTTTGTCACCGCCACGCCCTGTCGGCGCTGCAGCACGGTGATGCATCTGCTGCCGCGCATGACCAGCCGGTTCGCCTTCGTATTCCAGTATTCCATGCTGGCACAGGCTGCGGCGTCGGGCCGCTGGGCGTGAATCAAAAGCTGGTTCAGATAGGTGGTGTGATAGTTGTGGGCGGCAGTGTACAAAAAGCTCTGCCACGCCTGCGGCGATGCTGTAACCCGCACGGCCTCCTGCTGGGCCAGCTGAAATATATCCTGCGGTTTCGGCATCTTGATACCTACCTTTCTAATTCATCTAAATTGTGCTCCTGTCGCTCAACTTCCATATCATGAAGCTCGGGCAACAGTCGGCTTACATCCTTAAAGCCAACGGCATCCACATACAGGGCTTCGGCTTTATCACCGCGCTCCATGACGATCAGATCACTGACGGACAAAGATGGCATACTGTTGGCGCAGGGGCGGTCATCATAATTGAAATCTCGGAAGCACTTGTCCGGTGTGTAGTCCCGGGGCATGTTGGCCACATAGGCACAGCGGTAATCGGTGGCCTTCAGCTTGTTCTGGGCGTAGTCATAATCCGTAAAACGATACTCGCAGGTGTAATGTGGGATTTGATATATCAGCAGTCTGTCCAACTTGCCACCCGGCTGCGGATGCTCCGGCTCAACGTAACAGCCTCTTTTGAAGCACTGATTTGCATACTGCTGGATGTGGCAGAAACGACTACCTACGTAAAAGTGCGTATCGTCAACTGTCTGCACATCTTTCACCAGCTGTGAACCATCTGCGTAGTTTTCAATGATGCGCTGACCGTTGCGCACCTGAAACAACTGCTGCCCATCACGGTTCAGAAAACGAGAAAATCGAAGTGCGCTGCAAAGCTCCGGGGCGTTGGTCCACTCGGTTATGTGGATGTCTTTACCAACATGTACCTTTGTGTGACCATTTTCTTCCGTGTAGTAGTGAGGCCGGATACGATCTACGCCAACTGCCGTCACAAGCTGCTTTGCCATTTCAATGAGCTGCTTGTCATTGCGATCTGCAAAGGGGCCGCGGTAATCATCACATAGGTAGTTGACACCGTTCCGTACCTGCATGATAGTTACTGCGCCATCCGGGTCACGGCGGTCAATTCCAACAGTCAGACGCGGGTAGGGAAGATTGGTGCGCTCGTTCCAGGTGTACTCGTTGTTGTAGGGCATTTCTCTCAACTGCTTGTAGCGCTTCATCAAATCAGCAGTATTGGAAAAGAACTCCGTAGGAGCTTGTTCTTCAAACTGTTGCGGAAAGACGTGCGACATGAAATCGGGAATCAGGTAATATCTGTACTCTGCCATTTCAACGCTCCAGACTGGGTTGTTTTTCCGGCATAAGATGGCGGGAGTTTCGTTCCAGAAGTTGCATGATGATTCCTACCATCTGTTCTTGTGTGTAGCCGGTGGGAAAGTAGCGGGCAATTTTGCTGACGCTGATGGTCAACATCGGATCACGGGGTGGTACACTGGGCTTTTTAGTGTCCATAATTTCCAGCAGCTTGCCATGATTCAGCGCACCGTCCTTGCTGGCGGCTTTTAGTTTCTGCGCCTGCGACAGCGAAGGCGAGCAGGATTGGGATTCAATGTAATCGAGGAAATCATTCTGCTCGGTGGGGGAAAGGTAAGAAAGCTCTACGGCGGGGTTGAACTTCAGGCTGCCGTTGTCGACTTTCTTTTGCAGGTCGGGGACGAGGTTGTTGAGGCGAATATATCTCTTTACCTGTGTTTGCGTATCGCTTACTCCGGCAGCGACCTTTTCAGCGGCAGTCAACTTCGGACCAACTTGGTCCGAAGTTAAATCGGTTCGACGTCCTTGATGCTTTACGGCCTCTAAACGCATCGCATACGCCCTAGCTTTCTCCATCGGACTGATATGCTCTCGCTGGATATTGGAATCGACCATGTCAATAATCGCCTGGTCATCATCAATATCCCGCACCTGAACCTTAACGCTATCCAGCCCTGCCCGCTGTGCGGCATGGAACCGCCTGTGCCCACTGATGATCTCATACCCGCCCTCTGCGCGGCGGCGCACGGTCAGGTTGGTGAGCACACCGTTCTCCCGGATGCTGTCCACCAGCTTCTGCATATCCTCATCGTCGCGCACCTCAAACGGATGCCCGACGAACGGATGCAGTTCGGAAAGCGGCACCTCTGTGACCAAATCGCCACTTTCCCGCTGCCTGTCAGCTTCTGAGGAAAACATATCATCGATTGAGGGCATCTTCATCGCGTTCAAAAACTTGTTCTTCGCGGCCATAGCCGGATACCTCCTTCGCAAATTCAATATAGGCCTTTGCACTGTTGCTTTTCGGGTCGTACAGAATCGTCGGCTCTGCATTGGCCTGGCTCTCCTGTACCTTCACGTTTCTGGGAATCTCCGTTGTGAAAACGTGAATCTTATTGCCGTAGGTGCTGCGGACCTGCCCGCAGTAGTGGTCGGAGACGTTTGTGTGTTCGGTCATCGTCAGCAGGATGCCCTTCACCCGCAGTCCGGGGTTGATTTTACGCTGCACATTCGCAATAGAGGACGTCAGCTGCGACATGCCCACAACGGAGAATGGCTGCGCCTGCATCGGAATAATGATCTCATTCGCGGCGGCCAGCGCATTGGTCAGCAGCAGGCCAACAGAGGGGGAGCAGTCGATCAAACAGTAGTCGTACTGATTGCTGTACTGCTCCAGGCAGGATTTCAGAAGAACCTCACGGCACATCATCGTGCCCATGGCCAGCTCAAAGCCCGCCAGCCGCAGATTGGACGGGATAAAATCCACCCGTGCGGCAGCCTCCTTGCGTCCGGTCTGGTAGACACACTCCCGATTCCCTATCGGCTTCTCACAGGAGGTCTTCATCAGCAGCTCCGTAATGGTCTGGTCAAGGTCCTTTTCCGGTGGGATACCGCAGTAGCAGGAAAGATTGCCCTGTGGGTCAAAGTCCACCATCAGGACGCGGTAGCCCTGCTGGGTCAGGGCAATGCCGAGGTTATACGTTGTGGTCGTTTTCCCCGTGCCGCCCTTCTGATTTGCGATTGCGATTGTTTTCATCTGGTTTCCTCCAAAATATCATCCATGCTGATGCAGTGTGCGCGGTATTCCTGCATGTATTGCACCAGCGTGTCGTTGTAATCCTTGCCCATCGGCGGGCGGTCCTCCACGGCTTTGCCGCTGCCCGCAAGGTGCGCAATAATATCCTGCGTTCGGGTCCGCCCTGCGTTGTCGTTATCCAGACAGAGGACGATTTTGCGGACTGCCGGGAAATACTTCAAAAACGCATCCAGTGCCGCATAGTCCGTACCGCCAAGCGCCAGGTAGTGGACACCGCGCCACGGCCCGGTATGCTGCATGAGCTTTAGAGACGCGCCGGACATGGCATCGATGGGCGCTTCGTAGACCTCAACCGTGTCGGTCTTAGTACTGGCCTGTATGTAGAACGGGTAGATTTTCTTACTGCCCGGAATATCACGCCGGAATTGCAGCTGCGTACAGCCACGTAAGCTGCCGCCTTTCGCAACACCCTCACCGTCGCGCCCAACAAATACGCAGTTTGGGTGATTTTTGAAGCTCGTCTGGTACAAAATGCCCTCCTTGCGGCAGAACGTCAGTACATTGGGGTGGATACAGCGCCCACGCAGATACGCCATAGCTGCATAACTGTTTGCGTCTGGCTTGGGTAGCTTGAAATCTCGCGGTGCTTCTGGTTCAGCGCGCGGCTGCGGCAGGCTTACAGGTTGGGAAGAATGAACCACGCCGCCTTGGATGCGGTTGATCTCCCGCACAGCCTCAACATAGGGCACCTTCTCGACGTCAATCAGATACTTCAGCGCTGTGCGCCCGCGCAGGCCGATGCAGTGCCAGCACCATAGGCTGTCCTTGCTGATGGTCAGCGAGCTGTGTACCTTGTGGCGGTATTCCTTGCCCACGAGCTTCAGGTTGCCTGGCTCAACGAGTTTGAAGTAGGTCAGCAGGTCCAGCTCCTTCGCCCGTGCGATTTCTTCCTTCGTCACCCCGGCCATACTCTACACCCCGTATTCTGTTTTCCAATCTGTTTTCTGTATCGTTATAATCAGTCTAATTACTATCAGTCTTATTTGCGTGTGATAATCACATCTCCAGAAGTGTGAAAATCACACTTCAAGAAATGTGATTTTCACATTTCTTGATTTATGACGAAACAGCAAAGTTTTTTACATAAATCAAGCTGGGCTTTCCCAGCCCCTGGCGCTTGCGCTCAATCAGACCTGCATCCTTTTCCAGCTCGAGCATCAGGCGGCAGGCCTTCTGGTTGGCACAACTCAGTGCCTCCATGATTTCCTCGGTGGTGAAGATGATGTAGACCCTGCTCTGTTCATCCAGCCAATGATTCTTGACCGACAGACTCATGCGGTCCAGCAGGATACCGTACAGGACCTTGGCGTCGGTGGACAGAGGCTTGAACTGCGGGTCTGTGAACAGCACCTTGGGGATACGATAGAATGAGAACTGCTCGGCCTGACTGCCGTAAAAGTAGTCAAATTGCATGGTTGCTTCTCCAAAAAGCGCGCACTCGAATAAGCCTGACAGAATACCGTGCTTTTGGCATCCTAACCGGGCCTTATAAATAAGGTTGTGTGTGGCATTTTACCGTTCCAGCTCCTGCTGGCTCTGGGTATGCTCGTGGGCATGGCCCCAGGTTTTCAGCAGAGAGAAAATCGTGTTCTGCATTTGCTCGGGCGTATAGCCGGGAGGGAAGAACCGCTGCACGTCAGATTGATTCAAGAAAAACTTCTGACGTTGATTGGGCTTCTGCTCGGTGAGCAGGGTATGCAGGTAGTGCTCCGTCAGTGTGCCGCTCTGGCTCATCTCCTTCAGTCGGCGGGACTGTACAAGAGATGGCGTGGCCTCGCAAAGCTCCATCTCGGCCTGCAGCCACCGCTGGTGCTCCGGCGTCATGTAGGAGATTTCTACCGCGGGGTTGAATGCCATGCGGGATTCGTCGACCATTTGCAGAATGGGGGAGATGAGATGCGTTAGTCGAATATAACGTTGCACCGTCTTATAGCTTTCGCCGGATGACGAACCAATTTGAGAACCTGTTCGACGGTCGTCTAACTTCGGGACAACTTGTCCCGAAGTTGCCCGTCCTTGATGCTTCATCGCATCCATCTTCATTTTATACGCAAACGCCTTCTCACTCGGCAGCACATGCTCCCGCTGAATATTGCTGTTCACCATTAAAATGGTAGCTTCATCATCCGTCAGCTCCTGCACGCGGACCGGCACCTTCTCAATACCCAGCTCCCGGCAGGCCTCGCAGCGGCGGTGACCGCTGATAATCTCATAGCCGCCCTCGGGTCTGCTGCGCACGATCAGCGGAACAATAACGCCGCTTTCCCGGATGCTGTCCACCAGTTCGTTCATCTCCATATCCTTGCGGACATGGAACGGATGGTTGGCGAAGGTGTGCAGCAGCGCAGGGGAGACGTTCAATTCCAGGCTATTCGGCATGATTTATTCCTTCTTTCCTTCCTTTATCAGTCATAAAGCAAAATATATTTATAAAATTCGTACATTTCTATTGACATTCTCGGTGCAGTCAGTTATAATAATCAAGCTGATTCGAGACAGCCAGGTTGACCGGGTGTAGCGCAGTTTGGTAGCGCGCTTGAATGGGGTTCAAGAGGCCGTGAGTTCGACTCTCGCCACTCGGACCAAAGATGGCTGTCAGAAACAGCAAAAGCCGAGTCCTCACGGACTCGGCTTTTTTGTTGGTTATATATAGTCAACGCATCAACAGGGGGCCGCACATGCCGGCCCGCAGCGCGAAAGCAATCACACGTCAACGGGTTACTGCCGCAAACCTGCGGGCCGTATATATGCGGCCCCTACAACGCATCAAAAACAAAAAGCCGCTTACCTCAAACGAGATAAGCGGCCTTTGGCAGGGGTAGAAGGATTCGAACCCTCGGCACGCGGTTTTGGAGACCGCTGCTCTACCAACTGAGCTATGCCCCTATACTAATGATGCCCACAATGCGTATC